GGAAAGAGTTCCTGTTGGATCGGAAAAAGTTATTGTTGGGATTGAAGTATACCCACTTCCATCATTATTTAAGAATATTTCATTCACAGAACCTAACGATATTACAGAACTTGCAGTTGCATTAGAAGCATATCCTGCCAAATTAACTGTTGTGATATAACCCTCATCCTCTACAGTATTATCAACTTCTTCAACACTTGTATTAATTTCCTCATTCTCATATTCATAAAGTTCGCAACTAAGTTCATATATGTAATTTTTTCCCAATTGATAAAAAGGTTTTTCAAACTCTACTCTTTTAACTTCAAATAATCTTTCACCTAAAGGGAAATATATCAAGTCACCTTCTAAGGGTCTGGTAATTGTATTCAAATCATAATTTTCGTCAGTTTTTCCCTCTCGAATACCAGCAGCAATTCCTTCCAAAAATGGTGAAATAAATTCCTCAAATCTCTCTCTAGAAACTGTTAGTGATACCTCATTTTTCAATCTTAATCCAAATTTACTCATTATATCACTGTCGGGAGCATATCCATCATAGTTATTCACATATGCTTCAATTAAAAAAGAATCATCAAATTTTGATGACTGAACTTCCCTAATAATATCATCTGTCCTAAAAACTTTTCTAGGCAAGTAGTAAACTTCTACACCATATATTCTCAATTGTTCGTTTATCAGATCTTGAACAAGAAATTGCTCACTTTGAGAACCTTGTAGAAAAAATGGATTGAGTGCCATAATAATTAACCAATAAAGTCCAGAGGTGGTAATTCATATTCCATCATCATTCTTTGTTTTATATCATCCAATTCTCTTTGTCCATCTTCAAATATTGCTCTGCCATTTAATTCTATTCCACCTGGAAGTTTCACTCCCTGAAATTTAATTAAATTCTGTCCCCATTGTCTTTTAATTAATGCTGTGAGGTATTTTTTAACAAAACTATCATTATATACTTTAGAAAAATCAGATGGGTCCAATGCTCTATAGCAATCTATAATTAAAAATGAATCCTTAGATTTTGCCGACCAATCAATATCCAGATAAAGTCTATTCTGTCTTTTATTAAATCTAACTTGTTTATCTGTGGAAAGTAAAAAGTCAATATCTTCTAGATATGATTTGACCATAGAATATTGTAGCAATTCCACGGAATTGAAATAATATAAGTCATTTAAAAATAACTGATATTTAATACTAAACATTCCACCAGAAATGGCACTAGTATCAAACTTAAATATTTTTTCTACTCCTATAACAGAATCTGGTACTTGAATATAATTCGAAGTTTCATAGTAATTGAATGTGGTTGTTCCAAATCCAACAATATTTGACGAACCGGTAGTAGTTACTATACCGACTCCATCAGTTCCTTTTGCCCTACCTCTATTAATATCATCATCAGTAATTTTATATTTAAGATACATTCTCTCAACACCATCATAATGCCTTTCATTAAAATATTGCAGAGCATCGTCAACCAAATCATCAATTTGATCATCTGCAACATTTATTTCTAATACTGGTGCACCCAGTTGTCTTAGACAATAATCGACTAATTCTTGTCTGGTTGTTGGCTTTGCCATTAGAATACACCTCCATCAATTACTGAAGTCCAAGTTGGTATGCCAACAGCGTTTGTTGTCAAAACAAAATAACTTTCTGTTAATGCATTTTCTGTACTCGCAGCACCTATTAATTTACCTGTGTTATCAAAATAAGCAATTCCATTTGGTCCATCATAATCACCAAGATCATAATATAAACCCTCAGTAACTGAAACAAATCCTACTACATTTACATTTCCATTAAATGTAGATAATCCGGTAACATTTAAATTTCCATTGATATCAATATCAGAATTTAGATCAATTGATCCATCAAAAGTAACTGTGTCAGAAATGTATAAATTTGTAGCAGTCAGTAATCCAGAAAATCTACCATCTTTCCATCTTTTTTCTATGATGCCGAGATCATATGTATCGTCATCATTTGGAACTAAATCTGATACAAATTCACCACCAACATTAATATCATCACTTGTAGAGTCACCAATTCCAATCGTTCCACCTCTAAAAGTGGCATTTCCAATAAATTCTGATGTTCCACCAACTCTTAAGTTTGTATTGATAAATGCTGAACCACCGGCATAAAAATCACCGCCGGTTGTTGTTATTCCACCTGAAGATGCAAGTGTTGTGACTCCAACTGATTTAAATGTAGAATTTACTGTAAGTGAATATAAAATATCTACATTGGCATCAATATCAACGTTTGATAAGAATGTTGATAAACCAGTTACACTAAAATTCTCACCAATATTAACATTCTTCCCAATTCCAAGACCACCATTGACAACTAATGCTCCAGTTGTTACTGATGTTGATTGTGTGGTATTTGTAAAGGATACAATTCCAGTTGCTACTAAAGTTGACGAATCAATAGTATCCGTCATGTAGAAAGTTTCGGTATCTAGATCCCATACGAGGATCATACCGTCTCTCGATGCTAACGTAGAATCAACATCACTTAGATTTATTAATCTTGTTGGTGGTGAAGAAGCGTTGGATAATACACGTATTACATTCTGAGAACCAATTCTGTCGTTAATACTTGGCATTACCTGGTTACCCCTGCTCTTACTAATGCTGCTCCCTCTACAGCTTTATACTCTTTTCCAGCAGATAATATTTTTACATCGTAAACATATCTCCCCGGTTTTAAATTGACTGTTTGTGCACTAGTTAATGAAATTGTAATTTGCCCATCAATGGGATTAGTAACAGAAGAAGCAAATGACACTGCCGTAGAAGCACCGGAGTGCTTTCTGAGTTGACTCTCACTAGTTGTTCCTGATAAATCCAAGGGTGAATTTGTTCTTGTATCTTCCAATTGAAAGGAAGTATCAAAATCGTATCCTTGTTCAATTACAATATTGGATACATAAACTGCCATTATTACATTTAAAGTATTTCTTTAAATATTTATATTCAGAAAAGTCCTGTCAGATTAACCCTTATTTATCAGATCTTTTAGAAGAGATTTTATTTCATCAATGTCTTTTTTCATATCATCCAACTCCTTTCTACGCAAATCTCTTTGAGTTAGAGAATTTACGTATTGATTGTAGGAAGTCACATCGCAATTGACAATTGCTCCACTATTTTCATCACGATATAAATTATGATGTCCTTCTACTTTTATCATCTGATTGCAAGCACTCTGATATTATTAAATCTTGGAGTTTCTGCCTGATTTGTCCCCGACATAACGATTTTAATCACAAATCCGACAAACAAATCAAGATTTTCTGCTGTAAACTCATACTCTAAAAATTCTCCACTCAAACTTGAAGGAACTTTTACGTCTGGAAGTCCACTATTTTTGGAATCATCAATCACCTCAAATCCATCAGTGGTTTGTCTTAAATTATTATATCCAGGGAACAATTCAAACGACTGATTTATTTCACTAGAATCTTTTTTAACCAAACTATAAAGAACTCTAAAATCTGTTGATGCTGGTTTATCAGCAGTCAATATTACTTTAAGTGTTGTAGCTGGATTTTGAAGTTCAATTAGATTTGTATAATATACTGAAGCATGTGAATCATTTAAAACAGTGTTAACTGAACTGTCTTTGACATAATTTGAAACGGGATTATTCAACCTGTTAATATAAAATTCCGTCGATGCTCTATTAAGATTTAATATTGGAGAAAGTGCATTATTTGGATCGGATGAGTTGAATGTTATTGCTGTAGTTAAAGATTTGTTTCTAGGCAAAGATGTCAAATATTCTGATTCATTAATTTCTGAACAGACAACTCTTACATCATTGAAGGTATTTACGGTATTTAATTGAACTGGCTCATATCCTTTATCATTGAATGATGCCTCATTTCCACTAACACTTGTTCCAGATACAGTTCTAATCGTTGCATTTACTGAAGTGGTTGAACCTGGAGTGACGATATCATAATCTGGAATAACTCCTCCATAAATTATATTTTGAGTCGCAGTTACTTTATCTCCGCCAAGTAATCCAATATCACTAAATGATATTTGTGGAATAGTTCCGGAATCTTCACTTCTATTTGCACCAGTAGATGCACCTCTGTCAAATGCTACATAATAACTATCAAGATCGATAGGAGACTGAATGGAAGTAGTAATTCCATTTATTCTTCTGAGTGATACCCCATTCAATTCATATTTTTCAACAGAAGCACCTATTTGATGAAAAACTGGTACAGTTCCATCTACTCCTCTAGAACTGATGGAAAGGGAACCATTTCCAACAGAGTTATATTTAATAATTTCTTCACCAATTTTAACGTATCCCTCATAGCTGCCAATATTTTGTCCTTCAAAAGTTGTAAAGTTTGAAGTATCTGCAATACTAATAGTTGTACTTTCAGATACAGTTAAAGATTCACTCAATACAGTTGTTGGAACATTTGATCGAATCCCATTTATCTTTAATTTGTTCGTTGTCGAGTACATTCCATGATTGAAATGATCTATTCTCATATAATTTCCGGAATTTACTCCACCATCAGCAGAAGAACTAGTTATTGTTGTACCTGCCATTGAAACAATAGAAGATCCATCATAATAACTTACTGCAGTTCCAACGGCAAAATCAAATCCAGATCCTAATACTCCAAATTGTCCTTGTACATTGGTTAAGTATAAAGTATCTAAACCAACAATTTCAGAAATAGTAATTTCTGAATTTCTTCCAGTTTTGGAAGATGTTGATGAAGTTACGATACCAACAACATCACCAACACTATATCCATTGCCATTGTTAGTGGTAGAATGAGCTGCTCCTGTAATAACCCCATCAGAATCGGTAGTTATTACAAGTTTTAATCCAGAACCACCACCAACAATATTAAATGTATCGACTATCTCAGTTGTGCTTGTTGGATAATTTTCTCCACCATCAGTAATTGTTGTTGCATTGCTTACAGAACTTCCTTGACCAACAATTATTGCAGACCCTCCATGATTATTTCCACCAGCAAGTTTTCTCCCTGTCGTTAAGATTCCGATAATTCCACTATTTGTTGTCGTGACAATTCCAATTTTTCCAGTTTTTGGTACTACTAAAATTGGATTATTGATAAGAGTAGGAACATATCCATTACTTTCATCCAATGGTGGATTATAGAAATATGCTGTTCCTGTTGTTTTAGTAAACTGTGCTTTATAGAGTTTGAACTTCAAATCTTGATATTGATTGGTTGTCCAAATAGATCCATTTTGGGATTTGAATAACGAACCAAGTGCAAATTGCTGAGTGTATCTAACAGAATCAACATCCGGTAAAGATTTTGTGTTGATAGTTTTTTCACCCATAACTGCAGTCCATAATTCATATCCGTCACTCTTATCGGAAATAACAACTATTGCATATTCTCTTCCTGGTGCTAAGAAAATTGGTTCTGGGAATTTAATATTTGTTGGAGTTTCACCATCAGACGATGTTTTAATATTAATAACTTCATTTCCATTTTCATCTGTAGTTCTTGGTCTAATAATTACTGGTTTTCCAATAACTTCTAGTGTCGGAGTTCCTAACAATGTTGTTCTAACTTCAACTCTTACTTCTGCATTTCCATCATCAATAGATGCAAAGAATAAATCCACAGAAGTTAAAAACGCTCCATTTACATCATCATCAGTATCAATATTAGATTTAACTTGTATATTTCCACCAACCGTAAATGTTTGTGCAAGAGGATCAAAATATTCTACATTAACACTTCTATTAACACTGGCACTTAAGTTTGTTCTGAGATTTACGGTATTGGTGATCTGACTATCAATCGTGCTATTGATAGTATTATTGATAGTTGTTCTAGTTGTATTGGTCGTTTCTGTTGCCCTGAACTGTATAAGTGTTGCATTTGCAGTATAATTCGTTTCTGCAAAAGAAATTGAATTACTCCCAGAATCACCAGAACTATTTGTTTTACTTGAAGTGATCTTGTAAGTCTTCGTTCCTGTTGGAATTCTAACAGTTGGTCTTGGAGTTTTATTTGGATCTCTAATAAAAAATGTACCTATTAAATCACCATAGTTATCAGATATCAATCTGATATCCTTAACATAAGATATTGCACCACTAGTTTGTCCGACAAGTTGCATTCCTTTTGTTATATATCCAAAATATTGTCCTTGAGCAACACTTGAAAGTGCTCTCGTATCGACATTCAAAACCTTAGAAGTTGAACTATACAGATTGCCAATAGATTCAGTTTTAATATATGGATTTTGATTGTAAGTTGAAGATGGATTTCTAAAGTTTCCTTCCTTATGATTTGGAGCACAAACTCTAAATTTTATTCTTTCCTCACCATCAACTAAACCAATTACAGTTTCTCCAATAGTGTATCCTGCCGAAGCACCATTAGTGGATAAAGTTGGGCTATTAGCAATCTCAATTAATTTTGGAACAACGTCAACTGAACTATTTCCATCAAGGAATTGATAAAATCTAGTATTTGCCTTCAGATTTGATACTCTAAATTCGGTGTTTCTAGATCTCATAAAGACTTCATCTTGAAGTCCAACCACTTCATTTCTTATAGTAGTATCTACAGTATCAAATGAGTCTGATGCAGTGCTTGAAGATCTTGATATAACTCTGGAACTTGCAGTACTAGAAGTAGAACTGGAAGTTGATCCACTGGCATTAAAACGAGCAAATCTGATCCCCGCAGGAGCTTGTCTTCCTCTTACTACTCTTACTGTTTGGGTAGATGAGAGATTTAAACTTAGATTTTGATTGAGGTTATTTACTAAATCATGTCTAATATTATGACGTAGATTATTGACAAGATTTACACTTTGTCTCCTAATACCTGCGTTAACAGTTCTATCTGCTAATTGAACTGTTCTTGTCCACGAATCAACACTTGGACTAAGTTGTACAGTTCCGGAGTAAACTATAATATTAAATGGATTGACATTTTCAACTCTTGTTGCGAATGGTTGCTCTAACCAATCAATTTCATCATATGCAAGTGTTAAGACATCACCAGTTTTTTGAATTGCTGGATCCAACAAAACAAAATCCTCAGATAAATCTAAATTCTCTGGAGAAAGATTCTCTTCAGACGCAATTAAAGATTCTAAAGAATTTCTAGCAATATCAGATACTAAATTTCTTGCCGATGTATCTACAACGGCAGTTGATAAAAATTCATTCATTCTCAGAGAATCTACAAAATCATCTACAAAAAATCCACTCTTAAATCTATCTCTACCTTCAGAATCTCTAATTTGAAGAGTTTGTGTATTCAGTTCTAATAAAGATAAGCTAGTTAATTCTTCTAAATTTTCTACTCTATCTTCAATAGCACCAATATCTCTCATGGTATATCTTCTATTTTCAGTTAGAAGTAACTGAGCGTCTTTTGGACTATAAAGATATGGGGGTAAGGTTAAAGTGCCAAGTTCTAAAAGTTCAGCATTTTTGGTCGGTGGTTTTGGTGATTTTGAGGATATTCCTTTGTCAACAATAAATTTCCCAGAAATATCCAAATAAATTTTGTCAATTCTTGGTAAATAATAACTCTGATTAATTACAGATCCTTCTCCCGATGCTAAAAGTCTTAAAGGAACACTATTGAATGTATTAGTTCTTGCATTAAAATCAAAAGGTGATCGGTCTGTAGTTACTAATGGGTCAAAAAGTGCAACTCTTGGTCTAAAATCAAATGTATCTGATGCTCTAACTTCTCCATTTATGCTTGGAATATCCGTTGTAAATCTTTCTTTGTCATAACTATTGACTGTAAATACGTCACCAATATCATCTGACGGAACTGTGTAGTGATCAAATACGACCAATAATTTTCTAGAAGGTTCCTGTGTGGATTTATTTCTAACTAATCTAGAGTAATCGTAATATTCATTTTTTTGTCCTCTATTTAATTTAAAGGATGACGTTATATTTTTGTAAGATCCTCTTGAGATTCCTTCAACAACTGTTATTATTGCCGATTCTTCAAAAGTAACCGTTTCACCTACCAATAATTGATCCTCATTTAAATACACAATTTGTAAAGTATTTGATCCTGGTTTAGCAACAACTCTTGCAACAGAACCACTTTCACTACCAATAATATTTTCACCTATTACTGCATTTTGTCCAACATTTGCAGTAGACGTAAACTGAATTTGATCTAAAATTGGTGCAGATGTATTCAAAGATTCATATACTGCAAGAACTTTAACAACATCTGGATAATTTAAGGAAATTTCTTGATCCTGAACTCTCAACCCATAAAATTTATTAAAAGTTAATCCATCATTTTTGGTGGTGCTCTCTACAGAACCTGATTCTTTTAATTTGGAACCAGATATATTTAAAACTGTACTTCTAGTATAGGTTTTGATTTTACTTTGAATTCCTGTTTTAATTGCTGTCACGTTGACAACAACATTAGAACCATTAGCAAGACCTCTGAAAGATGCAGTTTCTCCGGTCAGATCAAAAGAGTCGTCAGTAATAGATGCAATACTTCCGTCACTATAACTAATGCCATATCTCTCTTGATCAAAATTTGCCCAATTTGTGTCTGGAATATCGGACAAATCAGCACTAGTGGTGAGAGTTAGTGCTGTTCCGGAAATAGTTTTTCCAGTCAATTGTTCAGAAATGAAAAGTTGTGAATTTGATAATTCAATTGAAGATGCATTTCTTTCTGGAAGAGGTGCATATAAAGTTCCCGTCCCCCTTACAACAGGTGCACCAAGAAAACCATTTACCTGAATGTTTGAGGAAGGAAGATCACCATCAAATACTCCGCTAACACCTGTTATTGCAGTCATTTCAAATGATAATGCATCCGATGAAATACTGGATATTCTATTATATGTTTCTGTAGAAAAACCAGATCTTTGATATCTGACTATAGTGTCTGTTCTTATACCAACAAATTGTCTTGAGGTAGAAGTTACGGTTGAAATTCCTCCAGCCTCAGATGTAATTGATATCTGAGAAATTCCACTTGGAAATCTAAATCTTTCTAAAACAGAATCTGCAGTAAAGTCAAAAGATGAAAATGGTGCAGATTGCTTAACTGACTTTATATTTTGTGTATTATATACTCTTACCTCTTTTACTGTTCTTGATATATCCACACCATTGACAATCAACTGATCTCCCTTCGCAAAGGTTCCGGAGGTTTGTCTCAAAAAGATCACATTAGACGATCCATCAGATGTGGCAAATCCACTCGCACCAGAACTTTTTCCTTCTATAAAGAAAGATTCTTCAATTTCTGAAGCAGTGACATCCTGATTTAGTGTTAATCTAGTATATGTTTGAATATCATATAATCTCAAATCCCATTGAGTTTGTGCGTTTGTATATGCAGAATCTGAAAGATTAAATGAATATACTCTAGCTTCTCCAATTTGAGTACCATTTGCTCCGAATTGGGAATATAATTGAATAGTTTCTCTAACTTTAGCAATTCCATTAACATTATTGACTTTCAAGATATTTCCCATTTCAAAGGGAACCGTTATATTTTCTACTTTTTCAGTATCTCTTGGTTTTTCTATATCTATAATTTCAGTTGAATTTTTTTCAATATCATATCCAGCAACATATGCTTTGCCTGGAGATATTTTTAGGCACAATAAGTTTTCTGATGGCTTATTGTTTTGTTCGGTAACTTCATCACTAAAGAAAATTCCATCATTTCCAAGTCTGTCATTGATGGATTCTGCTAGTTTTATTTCAAATGGATTTACTACGTAATTTCCAGATTCATCAAAAGTTCTCTCTGCCAAATAATCACGAATTTTATTGTATTCTGTTTTTGTTGTTATTTTTTTAACTTTACCGTCTTTTACTCTTAATAATTCTACAAAGTCAGTATCATCGTTATCAGTTATATCCTTTTTAAATAATGTCAAATCAATCTTTAGTCTATCTGCTCCTGGAGATGCATAATTAGAAAATCCTTTTGCATTGTCATATAAAGATTCGTCATCTTTTGCATAGATAATAGATTCTGTTATTTTTAATCCTACTTTGTAAGATGGAGTATTTGTATAATAATCTAAAATTATATTTTGGGATAATACATTAACAAAATATCCCCTAATAAAATAAACACCATCTGCAATTGATACTGCTGATCCTATTGAAGTTGCATTGGTGGATATTGCCGTCGCAAATGGAACACCTGCGTTTATAGTTGTATTTCCATACACTACATTTTCATTTGCAGCAAAAGATTCCCCATCTAAAAATTGATTAAATTGAAAATTTTGGTCCGATTCCAGATATCTTACATATAGTGTAATGTATTCTACTTCATCACTTTCGGTTGGAAAAACTATTTTTTGAATTTTTGCAGTTGATCCTGAAGTTTGTCCAACAATTACTTTACCTAAAAAGTTTTCAATGTATACAGATAAATCAATTCCAAATTGTGAAGAATTTACTTTTACTGCATAAAATTGTCCATCATAAGAAATGTTTCCAGGAATTACAACCGATCCCTCCTTAAAAAGATGACTACCAAAATCTTCTATTTGATTTTGTAATATTGATTGTAATGTTGTTAATTCTCTAGACTGTACAGGAAATCCTGGTTTAAAAAGAACCTTATAAAAGTTATTATCACTATCAAAATCATCGTAATATGGATTGATATTTAAATTTGTTTTTTGTGCCATTTTTTCTTAAAATTCCAGAATAATTTTAATGTCTTCTTTTTGCCTAGAGTCTCTTGAAACTAAATTTCTGTTGTCGATGTAAATAATATCTCCCGTGCTTTTATTTATCTCTGGATTCGCAAGACCAGATGTAAAAGTTACACCAAAACTAACTAATTTTGAATTAACAGTTGTTGTACTTCCGGTAAATGCTATTGCAACGCTTCCACCAAATGGAGCAATTGATTCTGAACTAGATTCAAAATCTAAAACTTGACCCTGATTTGTGATATCGTTGCTATCAAGTTGATCAACATTATTTGCTGGGAAATATAAAGATCGATCTTGATAATATTTTAAAACTCCAGTTGTAGAATCATATGATGCCACATATCCAGAAGCTTGTCTTCCATCACTTCTAGATTGAGTAATTGCGGTTCCTACAACAGGTGTTGAAACAACACTTTGCAATTTTATAGCACCCAGAGCAGAATAATTACTAGATGTCATTAAATCTGAAGACTCATATCTTTCTGGATTTTTTATAATCCCAATTTGAGCAAATTTAGTATCTGTTGGAAAATCTTTAGTAGAATCATCAAATCTTGAATATACCATAACTTTATCTGCACCCAATTCGGTGTAGATATCATATCCATGCCCTCTTGATGGAGGTATAATTGGAATTAATTTTGCCCTATTCGCAGCACTAATTGTTCCAGATCTCTTTAAGTCAACTATACCAAATGTATAATTTTTGCCTCCATTAACAACTCTTGTATTTGTTATTTTTCCTGAACTATCTACAGTTATGTTAACTTCTCCGCCAGTTCCATCACCTAAAATTGGGTATGTTCCAGATTGATATACTCCACCTCCACCACCATCTTCAATATAAACCACTTTAATTTGATTATTATTTACTCTAGAATCTCCCGCATCTCTTACACTTCTTATTTGATAATCATTTGAAGTTGACCAATTATTTGGTAAAACAATATATTCAATAGAATCAAATTTTATGACATCTGAAGGTGCAATAGTAAACAAGTATTTCCAAATATATCCATCACCACTTTCTCCAGCAGAAGATGGCTCAAGATCTGTAAAAATAGGTTCATCCTTTGATGTATTTCCCTGAGGATTATCTCCTGAGGATCCATTATATAAGCAAATATAAACCCTATAATCCTTGTTAATTACATAGTAATTTGAGTCATATAATCTTGCCCTATCACTATTTACGCTTCTATTTCTGATACTATAGTCATGCCTATACATGTCATAACGAGTTCCAGAT